GCCAGTTCCAAAACGTTAGCGTTACATCAAGTGGTTCACAGACTGTTACCCCATTTAACAATACTGGCGTAACTTCACCACAGAACATTTTGATGCACCGCAACGCGTTTACATTAGCTTGTGCTGACTTGGAATTGCCTGAAGGCGTTCATTTTGCTGGCCGTGCTTCTGATAAAGAACTTGGTTTGTCAATCCGTGTGGTTCGTCAATACACCATTAATAACGATAGTATTCCAACACGTTTGGACGTTCTTTATGGCTGGGCACCTTTGTACCCTGAATTGGCTTGCCGTATCGCATCGTAATCAATCGTAGGGGGAAACCCCTACTTTTTAACTAAATTTAAGGAATTAATATCATGGCAAATCCAGGACCAGCAACAACCGTAACGAATCACCCATCAAACCTAGCTACTAATCAAGCTATTCGTTTGTTGGCTTCTTATCAAAGCGTTAACGTAAACGCAACTGGCGATACAGTTTTACCAATTTTAAATACTGGTAGCTACTCTATTTCTAATGTTATTTTTACTAACGCATCAACCAGTTTGACAACTGCACTAGCTGGCTTGTTTACTGCACCATCTGCTGGTGGTACAGGAATCGTAGCTAACGCCGCATTGTCAGCACTTACTGGCGCAACTGTTGTAAGTCAACGTACTGTTGCTTCAACTGCGGCACAAACCGGTCAAAACTTATATGTAAACGTTGGTACTGCACAAGGTGCGGCCGCCACTATGGACGTTTATGTTTATGGTTACGATCTAACATTCCTACCTTAATAGGGACTAGGAAATAGTGAAGAAAGCCACCCCCATAAAGGGTGGTTTTTTTCCTTTTTACGCTTATAATTAATCATCCTCATTTAAAGGAAACATCATGCCATCTACTACTCTTGCACGTGGAAATGCAATCAACACTTTCTACATTCAACCATCTTTAACACCAGCGGCAGTATTGACGGCAGTTAGCCCAGCACAAACTTTTGCTTTGCCTGGCTTATTAACTACTGACATTATTCGTGTTGTTGGTTTAAGCGGTGCCCAAACTTCAGGTATTGTTACTGCCCAGGCATATTGCGCCGCCGCAAACGTATTAACTATTCAATTTGGTAACATTACTGCCGGTACATTAACACCAGCGGCCGGTGCATATTCAATTGAAATTATTCGTTTAGAAGGCCCAGCCCCAGTAACGGCGGTGTAATCATGAATCAATCAAACGCATTACGTCCAATTGGGCCTACAACTGGTATTTCAGTTAGCGGTTCTTCATCAACTGCGGTCACTATTAGTGCTTCAGGAAATAACGAAATGGATTATTGTGCTTTTTTGAATACTGCATCTACTATTGTGACAATTAATATTTATCCAGTAGTAAATGGTGTAGGTACCGCTAGTGCGGCAGTTGTTCCTACCGGTACGCCAACAAACACAGTAGTTTTAGGTATTTCTATGCAAACACCAATGGTTATTGCCGTTCCACCAACGTTTTCAATTACTACTATTGGAACTTCCGGAACGCTATATGTAACTCCAGTAAGCTATTAGTCTTAAAGGAAAAGTATGACCAACCCATCTAATTCTGCGGTACAGAATTTATTACCAGTTCAAGCCTACTTCAATTTAGATGGGTCTTTTAATACTTTTGTTGGCCAGGGAACACCGTTTTATGCAACGGCTAACCCAATTCAATCCGGTTTAACAATTACCAATAGCACAATTAATAGCACAACTATTGGCCTTACAACCCCGGCCGCTGGTGCTTTTACTAATATAGCAACCACAACCGGCACAATTACTACTGCCGCAAGCGGTCCAACTGACATTGTTAACAAACAATATGTTGACTATTTTGCCGCTGGATTAAGCTGGAAAGCCCCAGCACTTACTGCAACTTCTGCCAATATTACTTTGTCAGGATTGCAAACCATTAATACTGTAACTGTTGTCGCTGGCGATATTGTATTAGTTAAAAACCAAACCAATACCGCAGAAAATGGTATTTATGTTGCATCTGCAACTGCTTGGACTTATGCACCAGGTGGCGATACCTGGGCAGAATACGTTGGTGCCATTATATTTATTGCATCCGGTTCTTTAGCTGGTTCTGCTTGGTATTGCACGGCACAACCTGGCGGTACATTAGGCGTTACTGCAATGAACTGGTCTAATTTCAGCGTAGCATCAAGCTATTCCGCTGGAACTGGATTAACCCTTGCTGGAACAGTATTTAGTATTACCAATACAGGCGTTGCCGCCAATACTTATGGTTCTGCAACTGCAAGCCCAGTATTTGCCGTAAATGCCCAAGGTCAAATTACGGGTGTTACGAACACTACAATTACCCCAGCATTGGGATCAATTACTGGTTTTGGTACTGGCGTAGCTACATGGCTTGCAACCCCAACTTCTGCTAATTTAGCCGCCGCAGTAAGCGATGAAACTGGTTCAGGTGCGCTTGTATTTGCTAATAGCCCAACACTTATTACTCCAGCCCTTGGAACCCCAGCAAGTGGCGTAGTAACTAATTTAACTGGTACGGCCAGCATTAATATTAACGGTAGCGTAGGTGCAACTACCCCAACAACTGGCGCATTTACCGTTTTATCTACCAGTTCAACAACTAATACAACACCAGTATTAGGGTTTAATGCTTCCAATTGCAATATATCTTTAGGTGCCACTATTTCAGGTTCTTATTTGCAAGCAGTAATGCAAAACAAATCAGGCACCGCTGGGGCTTCTACAAACTGGGCAGTAAGCAATGATTTGGCTACTGATTCAAGCTATTACGGTGAATTTGGTATGAATTCATCGGTGTTTAGTGCATCTACACCGGCTGATTTCTTTAGCATTAACAATGGAATTTATTTTTCAGGTCACGATGGTGACATGAGTATTGGTTCAGGCAATGGTTATAAAACCTATTTGGCCTGGGGAACAACTGGTCAATCTGCCCACGTAATTAACGTTTCAGGTGCTATTGGTTTAAATACTAATTTAGGTACAACTCCAGCAACAAGCGGAACAACTAACTTTGGTACCGCTGGTCAAGTATTAACTAGCCAAGGTTCTGCCGCTACACCAACTTGGACAACTGTATCAGGTGGAGTTACTACATTTAGTGCTGGTACAACTGGTTTAACACCATCTACCGCTACAAGTGGTGCAGTCACATTAGCTGGAACTTTAGCAGTAGCCAATGGTGGTACGGGAATAACTGCGTTTGGTACTGGTGTTGCCACCGCTTTGGGTGCAAACGTAACAGGATCAGGCAGTATTGTTTTAGCAACTAGCCCAACTTTGGTTACTCCAGCATTAGGTACGCCAGCAAGCGGAGTTGTTACAAACCTTACTGGTACTGCTTCTATTAATATTAATGGAACTGTTGGTGCTACTACTGCTACTACTGGTGCATTTACAACTGTTTCAGCAACGGGCGTAATAACTTCAACTTTAGCTACTGGAACTGCACCATTTACTGTTGCAAGCACAACCCAAGTAGCTAACTTAAATGCGGCAACGGCCGGTACTGCAACTAATGCTACAAATACTGCAATTACAGACGATACAACAACGGCAACTACTGTATATCCAACATGGGTTACAACAACTACTGGTAATTTGCCACAAAAAACGGCTTCTACAAAGTTAAGTTTTGTTCCTTCTACTGGAACTTTGACTGCTACTGCTTTTGTTGGTAGTGGTGCTGGATTAACTGGCGTTGGTGGTTTTCCAAGCGGCACTAGAATGATATTTGCACAAACTTCTGCACCTACTGGATGGACTAAAGATACAACCAATTACAACAATCATGCCTTACGTGTTGTTACTGGTTCTGTTACCCCTTCAGGCGGTACAGTAGATTTCACTACTGCTTTTGCATCACAAGCGGTTAGCGGAACAGTAGGAACAAGTGGTTCATATACTTTAGCAACTGCTGATATTCCAAGCCACCTTCATGGAAATTCTATTGCTGGTAGCTTTGGTGGAACTTCTGCTTTTACAACTGGTATAAGTCCCGGTGGCAATTTAAATACCCAATCTACTGGTGGTGGTGGATCACACAGTCATAGCGGTGGAACATTTACTGGTACTGCAATTAATTTAGCCGTTAAATATCTTGATGTAATTACGGCAACGAAAGATTAATAATGTTCTTTTTTAAAAAGAAAAATATAATTATTGATTGTTTAACGTCTAATGTATTAACAAGCGAATTGTATTATCCTGATAAAGCTATAAATTTTTATCCTGATTGGTGGAAAAATTTAGCCGTATCATTAAAAAATCCTAAAAATGAGTTTACAGATTTAGCTACTATGAAAACTTGTGTTGGGTTTACTGATTACTACCAAAATTCTTTCATTCTTCCGTTATGGAGTGAATTAAAAATAAAAACAGATAACGAAAATAGTTTTAGATGGCAATTTTCAGATAATCAAAGCCGTTCAGAAACTCATAGTTTAGAACAAAGAAAAGGGTTCATAGAAAATTACAACCATTTAAAATTAGAATCCCCTTGGCTTTTTAAATCAAAACATGATGTGTATTTTTCGGTTACTCAACCAGTATGGAATTTTAACAATAACCCACAAGTCATTATTCCTTCTGCTTTATTAGAGTTTAAATATCAAAATACAACTAACATAAATATGTTTTTTCCAAGAAAAGAAGGGGAATATGTTTTTGAAGCTGGTGATCCAATAATGGCTTTTACACCATGCACAGAAAATAATGTTGAATTTAAAACGCACCTTTTAGATGAAAAAGAATTTGTTAAATATAAGTCTTTACAAACTGAAACTAGCTTTATAAATAAATACAGAAAAATTAAAAACAAATATAAATCTTTGAACAAATGTCCATTTAACTTTACAAAATGAAAATAGAACCTAAAAACCAATGTCCTTTAAATAATTTTGAACCTTGCAAACAGTTGGATTGTGCTTGGTTTTTAAAAATTCAAGGTAAAAATCCACAAACTGGTTTAGATGTGGATGAATGGGGGTGTTCTATGTCCTGGCTACCAATTCTAATGATTGAAAATAGCCAAATGCAAAGGCAAACTGGATCGGCCGTAGAATCATTTAGAAATGAAATG